TTACGGCTCCTTTCGTGTCCCGCCGCTGGCAAGGAGTGGTCTTCGCTCAGTGTTTCCGTCGTACTCTTTCAAATAAGATCCGTAATGCCTGAAGAGCATCTCCGGACCCTTGTGGCCCATCTGTCCGGCGAGCCAGAAAAGGTTGGCACCTTGGCTGATGTGGCGCGTCGCAAATGTATGCCGGGTCTGGTATGGGTTGCGGTACCTGATCCCCGCTTTACGTAAAGTTGGGACCCAAGCCTTTTTGCGGATCGCATCTGCGCTGGCCCACGGCTTATTCGTTTTCGGATCCTCGAAAATAGTCGCATCTTTCATGAAGGTGAAAGTTTTCTGATTCGCCAGCACTGCCATCGCCACATCGTTAAGTTCTACTTTACGTGTACCTGCCTTTGTTTTCGTTCCCTTGATAATGCCTACTACACTCGCGTTCTGAACGTGCGCGGTCTTCCCGATGAAGTCGATATCGCGCCAGCGAAGCGCGCATAATTCCGAACTGCGTAACCCCGTCTGTATGGCGAACATAAACAGGTTTTCCCACTGCTTATTACCGGCAGAGGAGAGGAGGGCATCTACTTCTGCTGGTGAAAGCGGATCGACAATATAGTCGCTGTCAGCAGTTGATTTGTCGCTTTGATACCGGGATGCCGTTACCAGTGATACTGGGTTGAGTTGGAGCACGCCATCTGTAACCGCCTCATCAAGCGCTGAGCGCAGAAAAGAAAGTTGATTGCGAATTGTCTTTAGCGTGGTGGTACGACTCTGGATCCATGCTTTCATTGCCGCTGGCGTAAGCTCACTTGCAGGCAGTGAATGAAGGGCTGCCAGCGCGCTACGACATTTTTTATAACCGCCGATGGTGGAAGGCGAAAGTTTTCGCGTTTCACAGATGTTGATGTATTCATCCAGGTACATTTTTATTGTCTTTCCAGCAGCTGCATTGCCAAATAATTTTAACCGTGCGGATCGCGGGAAATATTCTGCATAAACGAATGTTCCACGCTCAATTTGATTATGAATTTCGCCGAGGGTCCGCTCGGCGTATTTCAAGTTCTTGCTGCTCACTTCTAAATTGGAAAGGGGCTCTCTGCATTTCACCCCTTTATAAGTGAACGTAATATTTATGGTTTCACCCTGGCTGTGCTTCCTGATGGTCACGCCGCGCGGGAGTTTAGGCGACTCTGTCTTGCCCATTTAGCTACCTCACTTAGATCAATCCATCTCTCCTTAACGCCTTCCACCTTCAGCACTTGAACTCCTTCCCGCCACACACCACGCTGTACGCGTTTATTAATGGCTTCGAGAGTCTCGCCTGTTTCACTGCAATAAGTTGAGATAGGGACACAATCGAGGTTCAGCATAATTTCTCCACTAGCCCGGCTGCACCCGGGCGTTTATCTTAAACAATATTATCGTTGGCGATCGGGATGAGTCGTTGCCATATTGCCGAAACATACTTCGCCTGGTGCCGTGCATCTGCTAGGGCGTTATGCATATCACCCTCGAAGGGAATCTCGTAGCGCGGGTTAAACCCGACGGCGCGGCCAAGCTCTACGATTGTTCGCACATCACGGTCATTCCAGAATTGCCATGGACAGAAGAGGCCATGGCGTTCGAAAGAGGCCCGAGTGATCACGTTGTCGAAAGTTGCCCCGTTCCCCCAAACCTGCAGGTTTTTCGAAATACAGTTTTCATCTATCAGCCGCCTTAGACCGCCCAGCGCATTGGTGATATGCACTCGGCTGTCGCTGGTGATCGCCGCCCGAGCTTCCGCACTTTGTTTCATCCACCATAAAATAGTGCTGGGGTCTGCCACTGCATCCCTCACCATTGAGGTCTCCAGATCCACAACGGCATAATATTCTGGACCCAACTCGCCAGAGGAGGGCTCAAACAGCACGGCTCCGATCGCGATGATGGGTGCGGTGGGCTTATTACCCATCGTTTCAAGGTCAATCATTAAGTGGTTCATACTTTTGTCTCCTGCTGTGGCACCGCCGCAATCATCGCCGCCCAGCATAACTTAGCCCGGTGCGCCGCCTGTTCGCAGCCACTCATAGCCTCGAATGCCTCCCACGCATCTGGCTTGCGAAACTCTTCACGTAGCTCTGCCTCAAAACCAGCGATGATCATACTCTCGGTCGGCTCAACCGGCACAGCCACCCACCCAGTTTGCAGCACCTGCACTTTTTCGATGCTCCTGAACTTTTTCGCATAACCTGCACTTTGGTTCTGCTCCTGCACTGGTTCGTCACCCTGAAGCATTGCTGCCTGATAGCGCTCCAGAGTCACGTATTCCTGAACCTTCCAGCCCAAATCAGCACAGTCTTTTGCTTCTGTCGCATCCGTCGTGAACGTGGTTGAGCGGCCACTGGGCACAGTAACTTCGTACAGATCAGCCACTGGCTTGATGCTACAGTTCGACTGAAGCATGGAGGCGAACTCGTTCATGCCAGCGTCGTGATCGGCTCTCTGCTCCGGCGTCATTGCTTCCAGCTCATCCAGCAGCGCCAGCACCCGCCGGGCCAGCCAGCATTTTTCTTCATCACCGTATGGGTTGTCGGCTATCTCTTTCAGACGGCCGGTGCCGATATCACCGCCGTCAGCGCGGAATCCTTTTTTGATGGTCATTGGGCAGCTCCTTGAGATGTCACTGGCAGGAATTCGCAGACGGTCGCGCAACCCTCCTCCGGATAGTCAGCGGTGGCAATATGGAGCCCGTGAATTTTCTGCCCGTCGCTATCGTCAATAGCCCCGACAAACAGTATTCCGTCTGTAAACTCGCCGAAAGCAAAACCGCCGTCGCCACAGTGGAAGCAAATCCCCTCCATCGCTTCGGCTGACAGGAACATTTGCTGAGGAACGAGTGTGTGGCCTCCAGGTATCGCGCTGGCCTGCACTTCAGCCAAGAATGCGTCGGTGGCCGGGGTTTCTCCCTTGGCTTTACGCAACACTTTGACGGAATGCCACGACTCAGCAACATCTGCATTACCGTGGCGTTCTTTGGCGTGCTCCCGGTTAAGTTTGATCACCTTCTTCGCGGCAGCCTTCAATGACGCATTCTCCACCGCGAGCCGGTCACGCTCGCTCAGTGATTCGCATAGTGCAGCTCGGGTTACATCCAGGCGCGTAGCCAGTTCGGTGACCAACTTCGCTGAATCTGGGGATAGTGACCGGGCTGCCTGGTGGGCATCAGCCACTAATTCTTTTGTGGTCAGGCGCATTTGCGGATCCCCATCAGCTCGTTGAACCGGGCCATAAACAGACCGTAGGCCTGCACCGGGCGTAGCGGAATAACGGTAAACAGATCGGTTGGCGGGATACCGACGAGGACGGGCCATACCGTGCCGTCGTCGATGTCCAGGTCGCGGCGTTCTGTACCGAGCATGACAAGATCGGCATATTTAACTGTTGGGTGCTGGAGGGCCGGCAGTCCGAACTTCTCGCGGATCACGCCATCCACATACGCTTCGACGCGCCGGTAATCAGGCAGAATACGCTTCAGCGGTGCGGGAATATCCTGGACGTAGGCTTCAGCTGCATCATGCAGCAGCGCTTCGAGCGCGAACTCTGCGGGAACCAGCTGGCTCACCAGCACCGAATGCTGCGCAACGCTGTAGAACTCCGGCAGGTGGCCGGCAAAGCGGCAGATGTGGGAAAGGGCCGTGGCGATATCCTCGATCACGATATCTTCGTGATGAATATCGAGGTAGTTAATATGCTTCCCGGACAGTGTCTGAATATATGACATTACGTGTTCTCCATTAATACGCGCTGCACCGCGCCTGATTTTTGGTTGAGCGAATCCCTCGCCTGCTGGCGATCGTTAATTTAATTTCGCTTCACTAAATGCCCCTGATGCGGGGCATTTAAGGCAACGTAATTAAGCGCTGAAAGAACCGATAAAGGTTTCCACCTGGCTGTCTTTGAACTTCTCGACCAGCAGATCACGGAACTCGGTGGCCATATCTTCCTGCTGGGCTTCCAGCTGGACAATGCGCAGCACCAGAGTAGGGCGATCGCCGCCGATGATGCTCAGCCGCAGTTTGAATGGACGCTCAGCCAGGCCTTCGAACGGCACGCAGCGAAACTCGAACGCCACCGGCATGATGTCCTGTGTGCGAGCTTCAACGCTTTCCATCAGAGAACGCTTACCGCTGAAGTCCTGATCCTCGTAGTCAGCTTTCTGGATGGACTCGATAGTGATTTTACGGATCGCTGCTGCTGATTTTTTGGCGTCAATAGCCTGGCCATCGCCATCAAAGCCGATCAGGTTTTCTGCCCAGTCTTCCAGCCACTCGGCCAGTTCTTTCTGGGAGTGACGATCGCCATTGACGGACAGCAGGGAAGCAAACGGGGCGGTCTTTTTCAGCGCCAGCTGCGCGGTATTATCTGCATGACCTGGGCTTTCAATTGTGCCGAGGTTGAAGACCGCTGCGGCGCGCATATCGTCGGCGTTGATAAAGCAACGGCTACCTTCAGCAGCGTACCCAGTTGAATAGCGCGTAAAGTCTTCAATGCTGGCGGTGGCCATCTTGCCGCGGAAGCGGTAGCGCTCCATGCAAAGCGATTCCAGGCTCTCAATGCGGACACCTTGCGGAACGACAGCAGCAGGGCAGTCCACACCTTCAAGTTTCTCTTCCATGTAGCGAGAAAGTGTCAGATCGCTAATTTTTTCGATCGCGGTACCATCTAAAGAGTGGGACATGGTGTTTCCTTAACGTGGGTGAATGGTAGGTTACTGCTGCGAGCGCAGCTTCGCATCCGGATCGCCTTTGAGGCTGAACAGCTGCCCCTGGTCTTCCTGCAGGATGGTCAGCTTGCCGCCGCGGTTGACGTACATCGGCGTTTCGGTGCTGTCCTCTTCTGAGGATTTACCGCGAGGGGTAGGGCGCACATAAGCCAGCTTATGCTTGATCATCACGCGCTTCTCTTCGACGGAGTTGCTCATGCGGTCCAGCTCAAAGGTCAACGTAACTTTTCCCTTCTGGCCGTTGTTGAGCACGCCGAAGGCGACCTCACTCAGTGCCACGGCGATCTTGTTCTGGAACACGCCGCCGTCCAGTTCGCCCATAAACTCGGGCACATCGGTCAAACGTTCATTACTCATCGGGTATATCCCTCTGAAAACAGGCTGCTGACACAGCCGGGTTAGTTTCTCCACACAACACAGAAGAGCATCTGCTGGTGGAACAGCCCGTGCGATTGGGTTATGAGCCGTCGCTACGGTGATGCTCTTGTGTGTTGCGTAAAAAAATTGCGGCATCCTCACGGGTAGAGACAGATGCCGCCAAAGACAGCAATGCAGCTATTACAGGTCTTAGGTTGTGGTGGCGGGCCTTGCATGCCGCTGTAACGCCGTTTCCCTCCAGTCCGCGTTCTGACTGTTACCCATGCGCATTACTCATGCCGGGCTTTGATCACCACAACGAGAAAAGCACTGTCTCGAGTTCTGTCGCCGGCCTGTTAAGCAGGCGCCGTTCCCTAAATGCTTTCGCCGTTGTGTTGGTCTATTCATCCCTCCCGGTCCGGCAGCGCTACCTCGCCGGGAAGAATGAAAAGGGCAATTACGTTGCCAGTCGGCTTGTTGGTCTGGGCTGTAGCGTCAGGTGCAGCCGCGCGGGGTTTGCTCACCGCCCCAAGTTCTCCCCGCTATTCTTTAGCGCGAAACCTGAGAGAAACGCCTTCAAGACTGTCGGCTTTCGCCATGTTCGGTGCGAATCATCCCCATCTTCATACGCCTGGGGCGGCTACTGCGTGGGCGTCCTGCCTGTTCGCTGTTGCTTTCAGGTACATTATGTACCGTTAGGGTACATTGTCAAGCACAAAAAAGCCCGCTTCCGCAGGCTCAACTTTAAAATTTAAATTTTGTTAAGGTACCTTCGAGGTTTTCCTGAAAAGATCACCGTACCGATTATGGAGCAGCTGCCGTCTATCTTAACGTAGGGCTCCGGCCAACTTTGATTCAAGGCCTTAAGGTACTTACTGCCGCCATCCTCAATTAACCTCTTGAAGGTGGTCTCTCCTGAATCGTGCATTAAGGCGATAACGTCATCGCCATGACATGCCGGAATTTCGGGATCTACAAAAATCATGTCGCCCGGACGGTACTCATCGATCATAGAGTCACCAATCACGCGCAAGATATACGTCATGGGTCCGCACGGCACAGGGCACGGATAAGTTTCAACACTACTCAAGTCAACCTCGGCAAAGCCAGCTTCCGTCCATGCTCCTGCCTGCACCCAGGATATAACCGGAACCAATGTTATATTTCTATTAGTGTCTGATACGTCAGGACTTTTTGCAACATTAGTGGTTTGGTGTTCCTGATCCAACCAGCCTAACGGCAAATCAAAGCATTTTTCAATATGGCGAGCCATTACATCGCCAATATTTTTAGACGCGCCATCCCCCATAAACCTGCTGGTTTGGGTAGGTTCTCTGTCGATCATGGTGGCGAAGTAAGTATTTCCGCCGACACCGTCACGCAGTTTTCTGGCGTTTAACCGCCTAATTTCCTGAATCGTTTTCATCCCAGAATTAAACATTGTGTACCTTAAAGGTACAAGTACCTTGTAGGTTCATATTATTCATGTAATATGTACACAGGAGGTACATATTATGAAAGAGTATTGGGACTCTTTATCGAAAGAGCAGCAGTGCGAATTAGCAGTAAGCGTCAAATCAACCCCCGGTTATCTGCGTTTGGTTTTCAACGGCTACAAAAAGGCAGGATTCGCCCTCGCCAAAAAGCTCGAAGAGATCACAGCTGGCGCAATAACTAAATCTGATTTGCGACCTGACATCTACCCGAAACAGTAAACAAGATCTTGAAGAAAAGACACCACAGCATCAAGGAGTTAACCGTGGATAACCAACAACACTGGCAAGTCGAAAAACAGCCCGCATGGCTGGTGGCGGCAATTAAAAAGACCATTTCAAGCCTGCCGGGCGGTTACGCCGAGGCCGCTGAATGGCTGGGCGTGACAGAGGATGCGCTCTTTAACCGCCTGCGCACCGGCGGCGATCAGATTTTCCCAATGGGCTGGGCGATGGTTCTCCAGCAGGCCAGCGGCACCAAGCACATCGCTGATGCGGTATCGCGCCAGTCGAACAGTGTCAACGTTCCGCTGGTGGATATTGAGGATGTGGATAACGCCGATATCAATCAGCGCCTGATGGAATCTATTGAGTGGATCGGTAAACACTCGACATACGTTCGCAAGGCTACTGCTGATGGCGTGATTGACCAAGCCGAACGCGAGCAAATCGAAGAGAACAGTTATCAGGTCATGCAGAAATGGCAGGAGCATTTAACGCTGTTATATCGCGTTTTTTGTGCGGCAGAAAAGAATGACGCCCGCGAGTGTGCAGCTCCGGGCGTCGTGGCGTGTCGTATCAGTGGAGAAACTAACGCATGAACAGTTTAACGGTAAATCACCGTCTGCCGCAACTCCGTGGCTTCCCGGTCAATGGGACCCCGTCGTTTCGGTATGAGCGCATGGTATCAGGCCGCTGGGTTCCGTGTAACCACAGTCGGGCGATGGCAATCGTGGGGGTATGGCGTCGTAGAGCGGAGGTCTTATGCCAGAGCTTGATCGCAGGTTCAGAGACCACTACGGCGTCCCGGTTCGGGTTATCCGGTGGGAGCCAGAGAGTCGACGCGTTATATACCTGCGCGACGGGTACGATCATGAATGCTTCAGCCCTCTTGAGCAATTCCAGCGCAAATTTACAGAGTTAAAGGACTGCCATGAGCCTGTTAATGCCATCCCGGCCAATAGTGATAAACCCTGACCTTGCGTACAGCATTGGCCTCAATGAGGCGATTGCGTTGCAGCAGGTGAACTACTGGCTGAAAGAGACAAACTCCGGCCTGGAGCGCGACGGCGTGCGCTGGATCTATAACACCAACGAGCAGTGGCTGGAGCAGTTCCCGTTCTGGTCTGAGTCAACCCTGAAGCGCACCTTCACCCGCCTGAAGACTCTCGGCGTGCTCAAAATTGAGCAGCTGAACAAGTCCCAGCGCGACATGACGAACTACTACACGATCAACTACGAAAGCGAGCTTTTAGATGAAGTCAAAGTGACTAAATCCAGGAGTTCAAATTGCGCTCGTCCATCAGGTCAAAATGAACCGATGGAACAGGTCATTGTGAAACGCTCCATCGGGTCAAAACGAACCGCTGTCATCAGGTCAAATTGCACTGATGTTCTTACAGAGAATACAACAGAGAGTACTACAGAGAATAAAACCCCTTCTTGTCCGGTTGCGTCGCAACCCGACCGTGATGTTTTGATCACCGATCAGGCGAAAGAGGTTTTGGTTCACCTGAACCAGGTCACCAACTCCCGTTATCAGGTTTCAACCACCTCGCTGCAGAACATCCGAGCCCGTATTGGGGAAGGGTTCACCGTGGAAGAACTGTCGCTGGTGGTGGACTACTGCAACGCCAAGTGGAGTGACGACCTGAAGATGTCCGACTATCTCCGCCCACAGACCCTGTTTCAGCCATCCAAGTTCCCTGGTTACCTGAAGTCGGCGAACAACTGGGATAGCGCTGGCCGACCGAAGCGCATTAATGGCTCATGGGCTCGTGAAGATCCGATGTTCAAGTCAAGTTACCAAAACACTGATTACAGCGCGATTCCACATGGATTCCGGGGGTACAAGTCATGAGCCTTATGAAAACACTCGAAATGTTTATCGCGGATAACCCAGGCTTAACCAGCCGTGAGATTGCAGACGCCTTCGCAGACTACAGTATCGACTCTGTTCAGCGCACTGTCTGCCGACTGCATGATTTTAACTTCACCACCCGCGAACTCGTTGGTTCTCAGTACCGCTACTACGCAGTGAATGCATCAGCTGGATGTGGTCAGCCCATTCAGCGCGTAGACACCGGGGCGGGCGATTTGATCAAAAACGCCAAAGCTCTGCAGGAAAAGGGTCTGTACCGCCGGGCAGCATCCCTCTGGTTTGAAGCATTCCAGTGTTCAGACCTTATCACCGAGCGCGAACGTTGCCTCAAAGAACGCCAGCGTTGTCTGCGGCAGGCCAAGTCAACGGCAAAGCCAGAGGGCCAATGGTTCCTGGCAGGTCAATTCAATGGTGGCCACTGATGAAGTATTCACTGATTTACGCCGATCCAGCCTGGGAATACGGGAATACCATCAGCAATGGTGCAGCGACTAACCACTACGGGACAATGAAGCTGATCGACATGAAGCGCCTGCCTGTCTGGGAGCTGGCTGCTGATGATGCTGCTCTGGCCATGTGGTTCACCGGTACCCATACCCGCGAGGCTATCGAACTGGCTGAGGCGTGGGGCTTTAAAGTCCGAACCATGAAGGGATTCACCTGGGTGAAGTTTAACCCTCTGGCAGAACAGCACATCAACAAAGCACTGGCATCCGGCAATGTTGAGGACTTTTACGACTTCCTCGATCTGCTGAACGGTCAGACGAAGATGAATGGCGGCAACTACACCCGAGCCAACACCGAGGATCTTCTCATCGCCACCCGTGGTAAAGGGCTGGAACGGCTGAGCGCCAGCGTTAAGCAGGTTATCTATAGCCCACTGGGTGAGCATAGCGCGAAACCGGAGGAGGCCCGCTTACGTCTGGAGAAGCTTTACGGTGATGTTCCACGCATTGAGCTGTTCAGTCGTTGCGGCGCACCTGGCTGGCACCACTGGGGGAATCAGGCCGAATCGTCTGATGTTGAGCTGTTGCCTGGCTGGGTGGCATCGATCTGTAAACCGGAGGAGCGCGCAGCATGAAACTTTCAGCCGAGCAGGAGAATGCAGTCCGTGATGTTGCGCGGCGCTGCATCCGGGAGATAAGGGAAGCGCTGAAACAGAAGCCCAAACCAAGCTGGAATACTGCTGTTCCGCCCATCCTGAAGAAGTATCACGAACTGGTGAAGCCGATGGGCGTAACCCTGGTGAAGTTTAACAGTGAAATTGGTCGCCTGAACGGGCGCTATGGAGTGGAGTCATGATCGGATTAACACCTCGTCAGAGTGAAGTGCTGGATGCCATCAATCTCTACAAGGAGCGTACAGGCTTCCCACCAACCATATCCGAGTTGACCGTGATGATTGGATGCTCCTCAGGAAACACTGCTGCCGGGCATGTGAAATCACTCCAGAAGAAGGGTTACATCTCTGTTGCGCCTGGCGCAGCGCGGGGGATAACAGTTCTGAAAAGCGAATGGGATATGGATGCCGTTTCGATCATCAAGGCGCTTGTTAACGGTGAACATGCTGCCAGAGAGAACGCCGTCGCCTGGCTGGAAGAACGCGGAGTGAAACCATGAAATTAACTCTGCCGTTCCCGCCGAGCGTAAACACATACTGGCGCGCGCCGAACAGCGGCCCGCTTAAAGGTCGGCATCTTATCAGCGCTAAGGGCAGGGCATATCAGAGCGCAGCATGTGCCGCCATCATTGAACAGCTCCGCCGACTGCCAAAACCGTCAGCAGCAGCCGCAGCGGTAGAGATCGTCCTCTATCCGCCGGATGCCCGTCGCCGCGACATCGACAACTACAACAAGGCGCTATTCGACGCACTCACTCACGCTGGCATCTGGGAGGACGACTGTCAGGTAAAACGCATGCTGGTGGAGTGGGGGCCTCAGGTGCCGGGTGGAAAGGTGGATATCACGATCACTAAACATGAACCATTGGCGGGTGCAGCCGCCTGATAAGTGGAGAAGAGCATGCAGCAGATGATTAACGTAAAAAATGATCCCGGCTTCCCGGCTATGACCAGTCTTGAGATAGCCGGTCTGTGTGAAAAGCGTCATGACCATGTTTGTCGTGACATAAGGGTAATGCTGGAACAGCTCAATATTCAATCTCCCCAAATTTGGGGAGACTACCGGGATGACCTTGGCCGGGAATATCCGTGCTTCCATTTGCTGAAGGACTTATGCCTGACGCTGGTATCTGGCTATAACGTTATTCTTCGCAAACGGATCATCGATCGCTGGCTTGAACTGGAGCAACAGAACCAACCGAAGGTACCGCAGTCATTCTCTGAGGCCCTGCGTCTTGCTGCTGAGCTGGAAGAGCAAAAGCAACAACTCAGTGACCAGTTGGCTATTGCCGCGCCGAAAGCTGAGTTTGTGGATCGTTACGTTATGGCCACTGGCTCAATGACGTTCCGCCAGGTCGCTAAACTACTAAATGCGAAAGAACCTGAGTTCCGCCTGTTCCTGCTGGAAAGCCACATCATGTACCGGTTGAACGGTACACTTACGCCATACCATCAACACATCGAGGCCGAACGCTTCGAGGTGAAGACCGGCACAACCAATGCATCGAACTACGCATTCAGCCAGGCGAGATTTACGGCGAAAGGTGTGCGCTGGGTAGGTGGCCTGTGGGCGGAGCATATCGCTAAGGGGCAAATGGCGTGAGAGCTTTACTGACACCTGAGATTGCACCTATTGCCGGGGTTGTGCTCTTCCGGCCCGGAACCGAGTTGATGTGGCTGTTCCGTCAGGGACGCGTTGTGATCGAAACTCCCGGCGAACAGCTGGCAGATATGCCGTCTGGAGCCTTACCACAATCTCATCAGCCCCTGGCCGAGGATTCCAGCTTACAGCCAGTTTTCGAAAACCCCAGGGTGATCCAGCGTGCTGGTGGCCTGTCTGTTCTTGATGCCTGGCTGATGAAAAAACGTGAGTGTCAGTGGACTCATAACGACTGGCACGCGGACGAATTCACCATCATGCGGCACGAACCCGGCAGCATCCTCCTTTGCTGGGGATGTGATAACCAGCTGCGTGATCAATCTACTGAAAGGCTGGCAGGCATTGCCCGTAAAAACCTGGTATCCTGGCTGTTGAAGACCGTAAGCGGTCAACTTGGCTTCAGTGAGGACCACGTGCTTACGCTGCCGGAGTTCTGCTGGTGGTTGGTGAAGAACGGCCTGGCAGATGTTATCCCAGAAAGCATGGCCATCAAGGCTCTGAGGCTACAGCCGGAACCTATGCAATCAGTAATGCGCGAAAGTGACATTACTCCATCGTTACCTGTGGCAGAACTGCTGCAGGAGAAGGCAAAAAAGATAGTGGCGGTAAATGTTGATCCAGATACCCCGGAATCCTTCATGCTGAAACCCAAGCGCCGCCGCTGGGAAAATGAGAAGTATACGCGTTGGGTGAAAACTCAGCCGTGTGTCTGCTGTTCTAAACCGGCAGACGATCCCCACCACCTGATAGGCCACGGGCAGGGTGGAATGGGTACAAAGGCGCATGACCTGTTTGTGATACCTCTGTGCAGAGAGCATCACGACGAGTTGCACGCTGGCCCTGTGGCATTTGAATCGAAATACGGCGATCAGTTAACGCTGCTGTTTCGGTTTTTAGATCGTGCGCTGGCAATCGGCGTAATAGCATGAACAGTGGAGATAACATGCGTGATATTCAGATGGTATTAGAACGCTGGGGCGGGTGGGCTGCGAGTGACAGATCTGGGGTGGATTATTCTCCCATCGCAGCAGGTTTTAAAGGGCTACTTCCCCAAACAAGTAAAACTCGCCTGTCTTGTTCTGACGATGACGCCTTGGTCATTGAGGGTTGCTTGGCTCGTTTGAAGAAGAAAAAACCTTATGAGCATTCATTGCTGGTGGCTCATTATTTATACGGTTTTTCTAAACGGAAGATAGCTAAAGCACGTAAGAAAGATGAGAAGCTAGTTCGCATTGAAATACAGATGGCTGAAGGTTTTATTGATGGCTGTCTGAGTATGCTAGATGTGAAACTTGAAATGGAATAAACACAACAGAGAAAGGCAATCAAGCATTGCCTTTCTCTGCTTGAACTGGGAGTACTGATGGTGTCGAAGTACTATTCTTTCCAATGTTAATCATCAACTCTACAGTCATTTCCCTTGAACGAAGAAGTTTTTCCCTAAACTCCGCACTTGTGTGAACTGAAGCCAGTTGAGAATCAATTGTTGCCAGATCACGGAGATACTGTTTTCTTTTCGCCGCATCCTCTGGTGACTCCAAACCGTGACGCGCAATCATCCAGCACATTACATATGTTAAAAAAGCTGATAATAAAGGTATGAAAAGGTAAAGTAATTTTGCGGTATCTGAGTTTGTATCAGGCACAAAGTAAGCCACTAAGCCTGATAAAATGATGCCTATACCTCCGGTGGATAAAGTGGATGTCACAGGACCAGAGGATTTCTTGTCTTCAGACATTCATCTAGCTCCATCCTTGGTTGCTTCCTCTATCAACTGAACAACGGTTTTACCCTTTTCTTTTGGCATGGTAATGGTTACCGAGCGTTCAGTGTTCGTAACTTTATCAATCAAGACTATTTCAAACCTACGGACAGGGAAAAACCTCCGCCATAATAAGGCGGATGCAGCATATGAAAAGCGAAACAGGATAGGGGATGCCATCATCACCCCTATCCACATCGCAAATTCAAAGATCTGCTGGGTTATCATTTTTTCCTGTCTATGCTGGCCGTTTGTTTTTTACCTTCTTGATAGCATAACGGTTTGTAACGGCTCGCGCAGTAAATGTTTTTGTTGTTTCTAAATCAACAACATAAAGGTCTTCTTTTGAAAATTGAACTGTTGCTGACTGAACTTGTGTAAGAAAGTCATCATCATCAAGGCTTACAGAGTGTTCATCTCCTAAATAATCGATTCTCCACCCTTTGTTGCCTTCAAAGTTAACTTGAACAAATCTGACGTTAACTTCATCGACGGTAATTTCCTTTTCAAGTAAGGTACCGCGAGGTAACGGCTTAACTTCTTCAGTCTCTTCGCCTTCTAAACGTATGACCTCTTCCCCGTTTACATCTGTCACCTTGAAGATAGGGCGCTCTTTTCCATCGAGTGGTGCTCTTACAACGTTGACTAAAGCTTGACGGATTTCTGGATCGGTAACCAGCTTAGCTACAGCTTCGTTGCACACAATTTCTTCGCCATCAAGTTCTAATACAGCTTCGTCTGTATTTACTCTCCGAGTTATCGAGATTACTTTGCGACTACCCAACTGCCTTATCAGAGAAAGCGCAGAACCGCCTGCAATAGCTCCTCCAGCCATAGTCAACCCAATGACTTTTGCAACGTTGACTGCATGTGGAACCAACTCCAACATGGAGTAAATAACACCAATCGAACCAGGTGCAGCAGGAGCTGTAACCATTAGTTTGACAGTCTCCTGTCCATCATTGAGGTTTCGATCAGCTTTGGAGATTAGATCAGCCATTGAGCCAATGGACAAGCTAAGTGTTTTGGCGTCTATCTTGTGCTGTGATAATTCTTCATCTTGCGCGTCGTAGAAGACTTTAAAAGTGGTCGAGCTATCCAATTTCGCCTCGTTATTTTTTAATCCAAATCTGATGGCGTTAAACTAACTTGCTACGACAAAAAAATCACTAACGCGGTCCGCATTTTATCATTTACTGTGTTAAGAGTGGTTTCTACGCCACGGACTTAAACGATACCTAAACCTCGCTCCGGCGGGGTTTTTTATTATTAATAAATAGTAAGTTAAATGTATCTTTTAAGGTGCAAGCCACGTAGAGTGCCCCGGTGGTGAATCCCCCTCAGCGGTGGGGCGGCTAGGCAAAACGAGTCGGGTTTGTAAACGCGGTTCTGTGGTCTAGCACAGGGTCACCGGGAGGCACCCGGCACCACAACCTTAGTATCGTCTATTTCCAAGGCTGTCGATTGGCGGCCTTTTTGTTTTATATGATTCTGGTCTTCATAGTACCGCCGGTCTTTTTCGTTCATACTGAATAAATAAACAGATAAAGTTAGCTTTATTGCAGGAAAGCGATTAGGCTGCGTCTGTGGTGAATCCCCCTAAGCGGTGGGGCGACTAGACTGGGAGGTGAATGACGCGATTCTGTGGTCTAGCATAGAGTCACCGGGAGGCACCCGGCATCACATCTTCAATATCATTTATTTCTAAGGCTGCCGATTGGCGGCCTTTTTGTTTTACATGACCCTGGCTAGCACAGCACCGTTGGTCTTTTTGTTCATACTGAATAAATATACAGATATAAATAGCTTTATGGCAGGAAGAAGA